TTAGGACTATATGCTATACTATCAACAGTAATTTCACTTTTTGTAGTTATTTCAAAGTTAGTTTTTGTTCTACCAAGTTTAGCATTGGCAGGATCAATAACTTCTATATATACTACTTCGTATATGTCTTTAGCAGTTGCACCTATTCCTGTAGTTGCCTTTGCTGTTTTAAAGTCACCTAATATGTACTTCTTACGCTTATGATTCTTAGCAGACGCTGCAACAAAATTTTCTATCTTCTTAGCTTCAATGCCTGCATATACTAGCATGTCTAAGTTTCTTTGTAATCCAAATGTTGGATCGTTTGCTCTATAAATTTTATCAGGTTCAAATATATTTCTATCTGAGATAAAGTTAGCATATAATGTTCTTTCAGCACTAGGCAACATTGGTCTCATGTATATGTCTGTATACTTTTTAGTATCGACATCACTTACAGTAAGATCAAATTCCTGCTCAATAGCTGTATATCCAAATCTATCTTTTGCTTCAACAGTAAACTTATACTTTCTATCAAACGTAGTATCACCAGGAAGAACGCCGTCCCACATAACTGACTTTGTTTCAAACGTAGTAAGGCCCTTGTCCGCAGGCGTACCAAACTGTTGTGCATTTCCCAGAATTTCTCCGTTAATGTCTAAAGTCATACCATATGGAAGTTTACCTAATTTAATAGAATACATCATTCTAGTATCAGGAACAGTAGTTTGAGCTTGAATTAGTAACGTACTAATATAGTTCGCAGGAATAGTACCTAAGCTTGCTGGAGTAACCCATTTTATAGCACTATCAATTTCGCCTATAACTTTTATTGTAAACGTCTTAACAGTACTCGGAATGTCTTTAGTATTAGCAACAATAATATCTTCTGAGAATCCGTCGCCTCTAAACAGCCCAATACCATAGTTATTACCCTGCGTAAGTTGTCTAGTTAAGTTTACATCAAATCCAATCCTATCTTCGTTGTCTCTAAGAAGGGTAACGGACATTGCTGTGCTATCTCCAGAATTTGCAAAATGAGCTCTTATGTTAGAAACTATTCTGCTAGTTGCTGTGCTAGGAATATGTATTCTCCAGCGTGTAGCTTGCTCGTTTAATACTTGTACTGTAGCAACACCACCGTACTTGTTTTGTAATACTTGCTTAGTAGCAATAACTCTATCAGCTAGTGTCATACCAGATATTGTTTCTGCTATTTGTGTCCAGTTAGACGCAGTAAATACTAATTGTGTTACTCCGCCAATATCTGATCCTGCACTAGTTACTGTGTGTGCTGTTGTACATTTGTAGATATATCCATTACCACCTGTAGCTGTAGTATTTTCAATCATGTCACCTACATAATAGTTAGCATTAAGAGTTATATCCATTGGAATGCCTACAGGATACATTTCGTCATTGCCAGGAGATACTTGAGTAATTTCATATTCAATATACGGAGTAATACTCTGTATTTGATATTTCTCTGACTCAGTAAATCTTAAAAATCTTTTATTATATTTTTCTTTTTGTACTTCTGTAAGTCTAGTAACAAACATGTTGTCTTGACCTACTATTGCAGTTCTACTAGGAATAAGATTAAGTGAAGGAGCAATAGTTTGATCAACAAAAATTACATCGTAAAGAGCATTTCTATCATCTACGCTTGTAATTTTGTAGGTCCTGTTACCTAAAAGAACTTCACGGTTAATTAATTCAAATAGATCATTAACTCCATCAAGAGAACCTGTTAGATTAACCTTGCCAATCTTAAAGCTAGTTTTACCTAACATTGTATCTTCGTAATATGTTCCAGCAATACTAACACTTTCTAAATCAAATGTCATGCGTGTAGCACGGACAGTAAATTTGTAATCCTGTGTTATTGCTGCTTGGTAAGGAATGTTTCCAACTAATTCACCGGATGAGCCATCTAACTTTAGCCCTGGAGGAGCAATACTCTTTGTACCGTCATCGTTAGTGCTTTCTAAAGTATAATATAGCTTGCCTTCAAGTGTAGAATTATCTACAATATCTAAGTAAATAGTTTGGTAGTTATTTGCTCGTCTGTATCCTAACGCTCCAGGAGTAATCCAAACAGGTTTTCTCACGTTAGTAGCTGAAGATTTAAATATTCCAGTACTAGCACTCATTAAAGTGTTATCAGCTTTTAAGAAATCATCGCCAACTACATAAATTTGAAATTCTCTTTTAACAAATGATTCACCATCTGTTACTGTTACTGCAAATGGATAGTATCTATTAAGCTTTCTTGGATTTACTGTAGGCTCATTATAGTCGTATGTTTCTCTATCGTAAAAGAAGCTAGAAAACCCATTTGATGGAGTAACTCCGTAATCTAAAGGAAGTGTTGCATAGTTTTCTGTATCATATCCGCCACTTTCAAATCGCTTGTCTAAGGATAACAACGGATCTGTAATACCACTTAATAACCCACCTTCGGACATAGTAATACCTGGTGGCAGCATTCCGTCACCGTCTGCAATAAAGTAAGTTAATTCATCACCAGCGGCAATGTCTGTGTCAGTTGCTGCAAGTTGAAAATTTATTAAAGCACTGTCAAGCACATAGAATACACTATTTGGTCCAATTGGCAATGCTCCTGCTGAAGTCCCCCAAACAGGATCATCAGGTCCTGACACTGCAAATTCTATAGTCCTGTCTTCCCATAGTCCATTATAACTAGCTCGAAGCACTGCTGTAAATACTGTATCATATGCAACTTCGTAAACTGTTCCAACAATACTAGTACCTTCTATTCTAGTACCTGTGGGCAAACTTCCACTAATTAATTTTAGCGTAGGAGTTACACCATTTGCCATTGGCAAACTAATATCAACAACACTTCTTTCAATTAAGTTAGTAAGTCGTGTTCCTGTTGCTACATTCCATAATGCACTCTGTACTAATGCAGCATCTAATGTTACTTGATCTACTGTTGCAGGAACAAGTTTTCTATTTTGTTTTGTTTCTGTTCCAAATATATAAGGATAACTAGATTTAACTGAAGCTATTCCTATATCAGCCGTTGTTCCTTCAAATGTTAAAAAGTAAGCATAAGTTCCATTTGGAAAGTCTGGAGTTTTAACATATCTTCCATTGTATCTATCCAATGTACCTTTAGTTTCTCGGTATTCAAAATCTTGTAAAAAACTACCTGCAGTAAGAGTCACAGTGCCTACACCATCAACCTCTATAGTTCTATCGAACTTAAAATCGCCCGGACGATGATCATCATTAGGGAGTACAATATAACTCGAGGACATTTGTATTACTGCTGAATTATTATCTGTTCCTGTAGCATATCCATATGGGCCGTAAATAGGATAGCCATCAAAGCAATACCCTACGATTTTACTGTGGCCATCAATGTGTCTATACTTGTCACCATTAAAATCTGTTTGATTAAAGTACGCATTGGCTGCATACATTTTATTTGTATTCCATCCACTATATAAAAAAGATCCATCGTGATAATGATAAGACCCGTTGCTTTGCGGATGTCCTCCAGCACCATCTACACCATATGCAGATTGTAAATGAACTGCATTGTAATTAAATCCTATAGGAGGATAAACAGTTGACCCAGGCAATATTCCAAATCCAGCACTTGGATTAAAGGCTACTACACCATTAGCAAATATGCCTTGGGCACCTAATTCAGTTGCTTGAGGATTAGAAGTGTTTTCACCTGCTCTGTTTTTAATTCTATAACTATAAGCTTGTGATTGAATAACATTTGGGTTATGTCCAAATAACCTAACTCCAGTGTTAGTCATTCCATGCCCTGCTAGTGCAGGATAAGGATCACCGTTACTAGTTGCTGTTATTACTTGTCCGTCAAACGCAAATGTAGTTGAACTTGGATATGTTCCTTCAGGATCAGATACATTTAGTTGACTAGCGTTCCAAGCTACTGTTGATATAGCACTGGGTGAATCTGGTTGATTTTGATGCACAAATGCAAAGTTGTTACTTACTAGCGTTTTAATTGAAACAGTTACTTCGTGCCCTTCAGGATATTTGTATTGTAATACATCACCAAATGGTGTATCGTATGTGTACCTAAATGTTCCACCAATGTCTGCAACACCTAAGTTATCTGCAATCTGCGAGCCAGTATAGCCTTGCCCTTTTGCTACTGCAAATGCACTAGCCTGTGCTGATATAAAAGTGTATCCAAAATTATGTACACCTCCTACATAAGGAAATTGTGTATCAGATAAGCCGTGAAAGTTTATAAATTTTCTTGGCTTGAATGGAATTTTGATAGTAGGAAAGTTTGATATATTAACGCCAGTTGATTGTTCATTTACTGGAATATAAAAATTACCACTTCTATACATCATAGATCCAAAAGTAGAAGCAATTGCTACAATTTGGTCAACACCTGGTTCGTCTAATGATATATAAGCTCTGTTAGCTAAACCGGCTCCGTTACTAAAGCCTAAAATTCTAATCTTATTGCCGTCTACGTTTTCGTATGTTTTTAACTGTGTACAGAGGTCTTGCAAAAACGATACATCAGGCGCCTTTGTTTCTTCGTGTGCAACATTCCATTGATTAAGATATCCCGTAGGAGCAATTAATATATGGTCGGGTAATATAGAATCCCAATTACTTAATGTTGCTTGCCCGTTACTACCCGATCCGTGTAGTAATATTGTAACTGGAATTCTTTTTCCAGACAATGAAGCAAGATTTGGCACCCTAACAGAAATTGGATATGTAAACCCATTGGCCTGCTGGAACCAAGTTTTGGTAATGCTGATCGTAGTATTAGTTTGTAATTTAGCCATATCAATTCCTTACTACGTATTTATCGGAATTCGATTATACGGCAATTGCGCCAAAGTCGACTTCTATTTCGTTTGCTGATACACAAGTGCCCATATCTACATCATCATTAAGCATTCTAAAGTCTACAATATTATTTACTGTATTAATTACGCCACCCATGTCCATGTTACTATATGTAGCATAACTCGCCGCTGGATCAATACCATTAATTAAACCAGTAACATTACCTGTTAAATTTCCAGTAATGCCTGTTGAAATAATAGTACCAGCGTTTGTTATATTGAATCCGCCGGCATCTAAGTTGCCACCTAGTGCAGGAGTTGTATCTTCTGATAATTCTGCTACATCTGTTTTATTTGCAAGTTCTACCCATACACCGCCATGACTATAATATGCACCACCGGTAGTGTGTACATGTACAAATAATCCATGATATGTGCTTGCACTTGGTAAGTCTGCTAAAGTGCCATAAACATTGTTGTAAAGTAATCTGCTGTCGGCAAAGTCATATTGCTTTGTAACATAACTATCACCAGTTACGGCAGTTTGTGTAAGATCATAAACTTTATTATTAGCTATTGTAATATTATTGTCTGTGGCTGTAAGTGTAAGGCCTGCGCCTCCTACTAGTTTTTTAAACTTTAAGTCGTAATTAATTTTTTCTTTGAATACGCCTTCGCCAGTAGACCCTAAGTTAGTTACCGTAGTTTGTTCATCGTCACGCAGGTCTAATTCGTTAAAGTTATTATTTACTTTTACAAATGCTTCTCGTAAATCATCACCAGTGCCGTCGTTTGCGGTGTTGCCTATGTTAATTAATTGAACTGCCATCTATTTTTCCTTGTTATACTATTTATGTAGATAATCCTACGTTTGACGTAGTAGTAAATGATTCGGCACTTGCAAAAGGTGTGTGCATAATTAAATTTGTATTAGCGTTTGGAACCCATCCAGATGAACCACTTGTTGCATGCATAGAGTCTAGTACTGTTTCGATAGGTTTAGTAAGTACTTTTTTACCATAATCATTATATAGTGCATAACCTAACGGATTATTTGATTGTACGCCTGATGGTGTTCTACTATTATCATTCCACTCAGGTGATAAAGATCCCCCATCAACAAAAGAAAAGTAGTCCCACATGCTTATTGTTAGCAAGTAATAATATTCACGCATTATTAATGCACGTATATCAGGATCTGATCCTGGCCATGCACCATAACCACTTGCGTCAAACACGTTGTTTGAAATAGCCTGGGCACAAGCATTGTAAAGGTCGCTTGTTTGATTGTCTTGTGCAAATTGTGTAGGATATGCTGCTGGCAATGCATAAACAGTAAGTGTATGCAATACGTGTTCCATAACTTCCATGATTTGGCCATCTGCACTATAAGATCCTAAACTGTCATCACTTTCCCAAACAAAGTCTACGTTACCATACATGTTTCTAATAATATCTAATCCTGGATAGTAATCATTAGCATCGTCAGTTAGTATGCTAGGACTATAACTACCACTAGTATGTCCAATAAATTGTACTGTGTTACTTGCTTTCATTCCTGCTATAGCTGCTGCTTGTGCAGTGGCATCAACATCTGTTCCTGTAGGGTCTAACATCATTTCAACATGTCTTGCAACTTTTTGTATAAACGAATCTGATACTGCTGTTGCTCCGCCTTTTGCTCCCCAAGCTAGTAATTTTAATCCACGCACATCCATCTCTTTAGCAAGAGGATTATATTCTGTACTTGCTACAATTGCCTTAGACTCGTAATTAGTATTGCCGCCACAGTTTATACTATCATAGTCATTCCAATCGCCAACTGTGCCTTGATACATCTTATCTTTAGCTGCGTTAGCTATAGTCCATTCTCTTAATCCTGGAACACTCATATTAGGATTAACTTCTAATACTGTTGCAAGCATACCACACAAATTTGGGCTAGCCATACTAGTACCTGATATTTTCATTAAGTGTTGACTAGCATTTAGCGGATGAGTAACTCTAGTTGTGCCTCCTTGTACAATTTGGTTTGTCCCGCCATAATCATCTGAGCTTGCACTTATAATATTATTTCCAGCTGCGTAAATACCAATTCCAGGTCCGCATTGACTAAATTCTGATTTTTGTTCCTTGCCGCCAGTATAACTAACATCAAGACTTCCTACTATAAAAGCATCTGTGTCATATGGGCTTGACCCTCTATGATAATTTCTAGTAACTCCGGAAACTGTTACTGAATTATCCCAATCCTGATCGCCCTCATTTGCAATATAGTAATAGGCATTTCCTGCAGCAATACAAACGTGTATTCCTGCATCTAACATTTCTTGTATATCTGTATCTACACTAGATATTCTAAGATTTATTTTGCGGTTGCCGCCACTAAAAATCTTTTCTAGTATTCCTGCATTGTCTCTTAGATTTGCATCTGTTGCAAATCCTGCATTACCGTATGTCCATGATGTTCCTCTAAAAGTGCCGGCAGTGGGCGTTACGGTTGTATTGATAGAATACCCCCAACTCATATTTACAATAGTAGGACGTTTAAATCCTGTAGCAGGGTCTATTGGTTTGTTATTATGCCAGCCTTTAATTACATCAAAACAGTCTGAAGTAACAATTCCTGTGTTATCATCACCTGTACCTTCTAGTCCTCTAACTTTAAGAGAATATATATGTGCATCTTTTGCCCAACCCATTGTACGACCAGCTGCTGTGCCTGCACAATGCGTTCCGTGTCCGTGATGATCTCTGTTATGGTTTGCATTTTGTGTGCCTGATACACCGCTAGCAGTATACCAATCTATATTCTTTATACGACTAGCACCGTCAGCGTCTGTAAATTCAATATGTCCAGTGTCAACACCAGTATCTGATATTACTACGTCAACCCCTTTGCCAGTTAGATTGTAATTAAACGGTCTTGTGGAACTCGTTACTCCACTGCCCCAAACGTCTTCTTTTGAAGTAGACCTAAGCATGCCCCAGTTTAAATCAGCACTGACAATACTAGATGTTTTGCGCCATGTCCCAGGTCGCGAAGCTGCTGGTTCAATTGTGATGTCATCTCTATTTTCAGGTGGTTCTTCAATATCTAATACACGGTTATCAGCAAGTAACTCTGTTACTTCTTCCGGTGATAACATGTAGTGTGTGTTACGTTGTGATAACGGTCTAGAGTTAGCTACATCAACAAGTCTGTCTGTGACAAGTCCACGTCCAATGCCTGCTTGCATTTCATCATCAAACGCTGCATAATCTACACCACGTTTAAGACTTACAATATATTCTTTTTCAGCCATAGTGTATTTTAATCCTAAGAAATAACGTTAATAGTATTGCCCATGTTACTGTGGGCAGTACACTGATAATATATAGAAGATGGAGCTGTCATTGGAACTGTCCATTTAATAGTGCCGCTTGCTGCTCCGTTATTAGTAACACCTGTATTATAAGCGCCACCACCGTTGCTTGTCCTTAATTGGAATGGATGACTGCCACCTGAGTTATTAACAAAGTTATAAGTTTGCCCACGTGTTACATATAGTACAGGATCATTTTCAGCTGTCGGAAAGAATTTTGAATCTGCTGCAAATACATAATCATTAGACCCATTGGATGTCATAGTAAACGTATTTTCTGGTGCTGCTGTTAAGTAGCCCGCACCATTAGTTAATTGGTTATTGTTCGTTGGAACATCATCACTAATTGTTAATGACTTCCATGCACTTCCTATTCTTACTTGATATTTCATCAGTGTTGAGTTGTAGATAATATCGCCAGTTGCTGCTGTTAGTGCGTTACGTTGCGTTGTAGTTACAGTATATAATCTAAGAGCACTACTGCCAACAATAACTGCACCGCCTGCATTTAATTCAATATTAGTAGCTGATGTAATTTTTGGACTACCAACTGCTGAACTAACAAACTTATTAGCAGTAATAGTATTGTTAACTACAAGATCGTTTTGTACAGTTACGTCACTTTCAAATGTTATTGCAGGAGTTAATGTTATTCCACTACTATCGTCAGTATCTATATTGCTTGAAGCAAATGTAAAGTTACCAATTGATCCACCGCCACCAGCTGCCGCAGGAGCCCAACGTGTATTACTTTGGTCCCAAGTAAGTACTTGTCCGTTTGTTGGTGTTGCAGTGTGTACATCTGAATGTGAACTTAATTGTCCGGTACTTGTTAGGTATCCATTAGATCCATGATCGCCCCAAGTAACAGCCGTATCCCACTGACCAACTTTTGTGTCAGTAATAGTATTTGTGCCCATGTCAATGGTGTTACCATTAGCATCTAGTGTTCCGCCAAGTTGTGGACTAGTATCATTAACAATATTAATTGCTGTTAAATTTGCAGGGCTAAGTGTAATAACACCTGTTGCGTTGTTGTATGCAATACTGCCGCCACCACTTGCACCACCAAGTTGTACTGATATGTCAGTTAGTGCTGCCTTAGCTGTAATTTGTGTTTGTGCGTCTGATGTTAATCCGCCAATGTATTGAAACTCTGTACTTGTTACTGTACCGTCTGCAATCTTAGTTGCATCAATGCCTGCTGCAGCTTTAATACTAGCGTTAGCAAGGTTAGTTATGCTGTTGCCTGTACCGTCTTGATCGAATGTTTTGTTTGTAAGTGTAGCTGTAGCTGTACCAAGAGTTGCCGCTGTAATTGCATCAGTAATGCCATAACCAGATAGCGTAGTAGGTGTGCCTGTAAAGTTGCCCCATGCTAAGAAGTATGGACTATCCTGTCCATCTAGTGTATCAGCGTCCGTGCCTGCGCCGCCTGAAGTAATATCAGTACCTGGTGCCCATTGTGAGCCATCCCATTTAAGAACTTGCCCAGCTGTAGGTGTATTAGTACTTACGTTTGCTAAGTCTGCTAATGTGTTATTAGTAAAAAGAAGCTTTGCATTAACACCGTCAACTAGTAGCGAACTGTCATCTGCAAATACACTACCTGTTAAGTCACCGTCATATATACCATTGTCTGCGTATCCTGGCTCAAATCTACTGTTACCAGTACTATAAACTAGTGTTTGTCCATCTGAAACACCAGTAGTATATACGTCAGCTAAGTCTGAAACATTCTTTCCAGCAAATGCTGTATTAAAATCACCTGCACTAAATGCCGCGCCTGGAACAAAATTAGTTCCATTCCAAATAATTGTTTGTCCAGTAGTTGGCGCAGCTGTCGTAGTATCAACATCACTAAGTGCATCGATACTATGATTAGAAATTCCACTAACTGTACCAGTTAAATCTCCGTATAGCATTCCGCTGACGCCGTCAATTATTACTGTTGAGTCGTCTCCGTATACGCTACCAATATGTTCACCAATTAGTATTCCGTTTAGAGTACCGTTGAACGTTGCCGCAGTTACGTTTCCACTAGCATTGATATTTTGAAAATAGCCTGTGCCAAAGCGTTTTGAAGTAGTACCAATTGCTCCTGTGTTAGCAGTTGGCGGTTCGATAGTTGAGGTTAATTCTGTAGTACCTAGTTGTACTTTTGTTCCTGCTGTAATTGAACCAGTTGTTGGATAATGTATATTACCGACAAGTGTGCCAGTAGTTCCGTCAACAAGCATAGTCGAATCATTAGCAAACACACTACCTGTAATATCAGCAGTAAGTGTTCCGCCACCTCCAAAGAAGTTTTGTATTTGAACGTTAGTGCCTGATACTGTTTGAAATCCAGAATCGTTAGTAAATTCTGATACGTTTGTTGGAGTTCCTATTAATGCAGTGTATGGAATTTTACCAGTAGTAGCATCAAAGACTAATGTATTATTATAATCTCGTAGGTTACTATATACGTTATTAGCATGTAATTCTGCAAACTTTAAAGATGTTGATCCAAGTGTTGATGTATTAGTTACTGTTGGTAACACATTTCCAACAAGATTAATATTAGATACTCCAATAGTACCAAACGCACTTAACGCTTTAAATTCAAGTGCATTACCTGCAGCATTTACTGCAACAAACGAATTTGCTGATGCTGTGTAATTTGCTGGTGTATCAGCTAATCCTATAAAACTCTGTGCAACTACTCTGTCGCCGTTAACAGTTAGCACCGCGGCTTCAATAGTACCCAACGCTGTAATGTTTTGTACACCTACAATACTGTTGTCAGCAAGATTAAGATTATCTCCAGTTTGGAGTTCTTTGATCTTATTAGCGTCTGCTGTATCGATTATTAGTGGATATCTATTTGCCATTGTTGTCTACATCCTGTTTAATATATTTATCGGAATTCATTATAGGCCTGCAATCGTTGTCTTAAATGCTGCAAAGTCTGCACTTGATGCTACATGTGTTTTCAAATCTGCTAAACTAATATACCCTGGTATATTTCCGTTAACAGCATCAACTAATAATGTACTATCATCAGCAAACACACTACCAACTATATCACCACCTACGACAGCCTTGTTGTCCACTAACAAGTTGCCACTAGCACTTACACTTAATCTTGTACCATTTAAGTAAAGAAAGTTTTTAGCGTATATACTAGCCCATTGTTTTGATGCACTACCTAAGTTCAAAGTGCCATCAGTTGACGGTAAAAGCTCTGCTCCTATATTTGAAATATCAAGTGCGGTTCCAGCATACACTTCAACGAAGTTTGCATTAATTTTTGTAAAGGCAGTACGTAACGGATCACCATTACCTTTGTTTGCACTTGTGCCAATATTAACTGTTTGTCTTGCCATAACCTAGGTTTCCTTTGTCAACTTGTATTCTTATTTTTCCAGCAGTAACAATTACTTCTCGCTTTTGCTCTGTATTTTTTAAATCAGTAGCTCTAATAGTAGCATCATCAGATGCTACCAGCGTATCAATATATTGTTTACTCAATAAGTTTTGATGATTCTCTTGATCGCTCATTAGTTTTTACCTACTACTATTTCTACTGTGCCACGTTCTTGTGTTGTTTTAGTACCAACAGCTTTACCAAGTACAGTGCCAACAGCCGGAGTATTATTAACAACTGCATATCCTGGAATTGCACTAGCTACTAACATGTCACCTTTGTTAACCATGCCAATTACTTTACAAGGAACACGCCCTTGTAGTCCAAGTGCTGTAATATTTTCACCTTCTAAACCTGAGTTCATTAAGTGTGCTGGATTAGTAGATACAATGCCTGCAACTCTATGATCACCTTTGACTGTAGTTGTTGTTAATTCTGCATCACCACCAAATATCAATACAGTACCTGCTTCGTACTCTCCGTCGGCTAAGTAATTCTCCGCCAAATCCGCATAGTAAGCTTCAGTAGCTGTACCGTAGAACGTAGTTGCATGCACTTCAGCATATTTAAAAGTACTGTTACCAATCTTATATGTATTTGTAACATCTGGTGCTGCGCCAGCACTAGTAAAGATAAACGGTACAACACTTGAAGTTGTAGCACTATCAGCAGTAACGATACCAATTTGTCCTGCTGCTGTTTTACCAGTATTAGCACCAATTGCTATACCTGTACTTGCAGCAGTCTTTTCGCCTGGAGCTTCTAAGAAACTTGTGTACATCCAGTCAACAGCTAGTACAGCTTCGCCATTAAAGTTTGAAGCATCTTGTAGTGTACTTTCTGCAACTCCAGCAGCACCAATATTAACACTACCTGCAATTAGTACATCTGGGTTACCATTTGCACTAACACCTGTAGTACCTGTAGATCTTAGTATTTCACCTTGTGCAGGTGTTTTCATAATGACTGTTGTAGAGTCTAGTGATAGTATTTGGTAAGTTGGGTCACCACCAAGTATTAATGCGTTAACTTGAACACTACCATCTGCGTCTGTTTTAACAATACTATTAACTTCACCAGTCTTAGTAACATTACTTACAGCATAAGCACCAGCACCTGTTTTAATAACAGCTTCGCCTGGATCTGATCCTACAGCAATTATTGAGTTTAAGTCAGCATCACCAATACCGCCACCTTCTGATACAACTGTTGCAAATGATACTTCATCAATATCATTATCACTACTATCACCGCTCCAGTTACCTAATACAGTTCCATCGCTAACACGTTTGATTTTCTTAAGATCAAGTTGTCCGTCTGCTATCTGCACCCAGCCGTTAGTTAATGTAAATGTATCACTATCAAAAGAAGCAACACCTAAGTCTGATTGGTCAATGTTAACAGCATTAACTCTGCTAGTTGCATCATTAAGTGCTAATTTACTTTGTGAAATAGCTGCTGAACCACTTATATCTGCATTTGATATTGTGCCTACTTTAATCGACATATCTAATTCAACATGTCTAGCAGTAACAACTCCGCCAACTACTGTTGTGTTTCTAGTTGTAGTAAGTGTTAAATCACTACCTGAAGATATAATACCGTTAGCCCAAACATCAATTGGACCTTTAGCTAACGTACCTGATGCTCCACCTACAACACTAATTACGTCTTGTGTTTCGCCGCCGCCTGCAGGTATTCCATCTGTAAATGTTCCACTCACTGGAGTGTAAGTAACTTCAATAACGTTACCTTCAATTCCTGTGGTTGTTAACAAATCAATGATAGTACCTGTTGCACCACTTTGGTTGCCGGAAATAGTTTGTCCAGCTACAAATGGTCCACTTACAATCGAGCCTGCTGTAATAATAAGTTTCTTTTCACCTGTAGAAACATATAAGTTGTTAGCAGTATATCCGTTGTACTCAGAACTTCTTATGTCCTGAACACTAATAGATCCACTAATTCCATCAACATATGATTTCGTTGCCGCATCACTATCTTGTGCTGGGGCTTTTAGGTTAGTAATAGTATTACTTGCAGCATTTAAGTCGCCTGTCATTGGCACAACACCGTTTGGTGCAAGTACTCCAGGTCCTAATTTGTTAGCAACTGCTGTGCCGTTAACATCATATCCCAATCGTCTGTTTACATAACCACGTACAGCACTTTCTGTTGGTACTGTATCTGAAGCATTGTCTACCATTGCTGTGTCTGTACTAAATTCAGTAATAACAACACCACGCTTAAAGCCTAGTCCGTCTACGTCACTAAGTGCAATACTTGCACTAAATGTAACTGTACCAGTACCTTGGTCTACACTAAAGAATTTACCAACTCTAAAGACACCGTTTTGATCTGTACTTACAAAGAATACTCTACCTTTGTTCTTTTCAATAACTTCTTGCGATTCGTCTTTTTCAGCTGGTGGACCAAAGATAAAGTTTGGATAGTTACTTGCGTTAAATCCGCCTGTACCAATGTCTAAGAAGTCGTGTCCTGTTGCTCGACATGTACTAATATTAACTGTAACGTCACCAGTTGATCCTGCTTGTAGACCACATCGTATTGTAGTAGTTAAACTAGCTGACAACACAACCGAGCCATGTATACCAACTGCGTTAGTAGCGTTAATTGTTTCGCCTACTTCAGCAATATCAACAATTGCATAAACATCATCTGAATCAGATGGTTGTATTGCCGCTGCTCCTGATACTCCTCTGTAGTTAAACACATAATGCTTCTTGCCCTTCCAAGTAAATATTGGAGCTTCAGAAAGCGTTGATGATGTCCAGCCTACAGGACGGAATCCCTCAGGTGTTCTTGCGTTGTTGTTAAGTCTAAATTTTTCATTTTCATCACAAACTGCTTGAAGTGCTAAAACAATATCGCCAGCAGTATTACCTTTTGTAGTACCAGTGCCGCTGTGTATTGTTTCGTTTGCTCTAGTATTATCGATAGTTAATCTAACATAATCATAACTACTTTCAAATCCTGCTTGAATACTATTTGAAGGTAGTGCAGTACCTAAACTGTTACTAGTTAAGAACGAAATTGTTCTATAAAATTGTCCTGGGTTTTCATTAAACAGTAATGCAGTACTTGGACGAATAGTTAACAAGTCTGGTTGTGCAAGATCGTTAAAGATATGCGTTTCATTACGTCTATAGTTAACCAAGTCATTATGCGATGGCGCAGCTTTAATACCTGTTTGTGCATATTGTGCAGAGGATGTTGAGAAGTTTAATTTATAAACTGCACCGCTATATGTTGGTGTTTCATCTGTAGTAGTAAGTGCTGTACCTGTAATAGTTGCTGTTGCAACAACTCCGGCAGTAACACTAGCAACAACAATAGTTGCATTGTTAGCAGGTGTTGCGCCACCTAAGTTTGCACCCGGTACTACAAACTGATCGCCTACTGTATAAGTAGTTCCTGCTGTAACAACAGAGACTGTGTAGCCATCAGTTTTAGTTTTAAATACATTAAATCTTACACCAGTAGCAGCACCATCAGCTATTGTAGGTGTTGCCGCAATCGGTGGAGTTCCTGTATGTCCAATGCCAACATATCTACCCAAGTGTGGAGTAGCTAGTTCAACGTTTGAAACTTCGTATCTACCATTTGCCGGAGTAGGTGATGCATTGCTATGGAAGATATCAAATTCTGATCTATTAGACGGAATATCTTTTAAATCATATACGTACATATATGCTGTGGTTGCAGCATTTGTATAACCTGTTGCATCTACTGTTAGCGGAACACTTGCTGCTCCAAGAGAACCTGTTGTACTACCTGTAATAGTGTT